GCGCCGCCTTTTACAACTAGACTTCCTGTGCCAAAATTAGTACTTGCTGTTGTTCCGTCAATTGTAATATTACTACTTACTTTGATATTGCCTGTAACATCTAATGCTTCGCTCGGTGCTGTATTATTAATACCAATATTTGTTGTTGAATCAACACGCATTACTGTTTTAGTAGTACCTTGATCATTAACACGGATATCTAAACTTGCGCCGCTTGTATTGTGACTGATAACGCCAATTTGTCCCTCAACACCAAGTGTTACTTGGTTACCACTACCAAGAATAATACCATCGTCTGTGTTAACTTTTAATTGGTTTGTTGTTGTACTTACAACATCTCCACGTAAGAAGTTTGCCGCGGCAATTTTTTCTCCGCCTACAACTAAATTTTCTGCTTGTTCTGCAGGACCATAAAATCTTGCGGCACCACTACCAGTAATATCTGCTGTACTTAAATTAATGCCTGGATTAATTTGACTAAATCCGTTAATTTGTGCTTTTGGCGTAAATGTACTTGTACTAATAATAGCAACCGGCTTTGCATCTACATCAACTTGTATTGCTGTATAATCAATATTATCTTGACCAAGTATTGTTGCCGCTGATATTCCGGTATTTAATCCGCCGGCATATTCAGGACCAATTAGTGTCCAACCAGAACCTGTATACAAATACAACTGTTGGTTATCAGTATCAACCCAGAGGTCGCCAGTTAAACTGCTTGACGCATCTGGTTCGTTTGTTGCTTTTTTAAGGCCGCCACTTGCTACCCAAGTTGTACCATCGTATACTTTAAGTTGCTCATTGCCTGCTGTACTATCGTACCAAAGTTGTCCTTCGACTGGATTTGACGGAGAACTAGTGTTAGCAAAATTTTCTAATAATTTTAAAAAGTTTTGATTAAATGCAACTCCATAACTAGTAGTGTTACGCCCAACTAGACTTAAACTAGTTTGTGCATTTATGTCGTTGTCTTCGACTGTAATACTACCTTTGTTAGTTACATCTGTAAAATTAATTGTATAAGGCATCTATTATACTCCTGACAAACTTTGTACACGAACTGTATAATCAATTTGAACTAATCTGTTTAAACTTTTTTGTACAGGGTGGAAAATAACATGAGTAATTAATCTACCAGCGCCCGATGGGCTATAACTTTTAAGACCTAATTCGTCAAACACATAAAGGTTGTCTGTATCTGTAGCAGTATCAAATGCATCCTGACCTTCTGGTTCACCATAATCTAACAAACAAGTTACTACAACATCTGTGTAATTTGTTCCGCTAACATGACGTGTTTCAATTTTATTTCTTACAGGATCTGTGTTACTTGTACTTCTATCATCTACTACTTTAGTAAATGTTTGATTATACAAACTAGCATTTGTTCCTGTACTGTTTGGCGTTAAGTATGTAATAATACCTGTTGGGTCAACACTTGTGCCGCCGTTGCCAAAACTCATTTCGTATATCATACCCTGGCCTTGGTTTGCAAGACTTTCGGCAAGTGCAATACTCATATTTTCATAGTGAATAGCGTTACGCTTATCAACATACACTTCGCCTGAACTAGGATCATGTATTTTGATGTGCCCTTTAACTACTACTCCGCTTTTATCATTTAATTTGTCTGTCATGTTTTCTCTCACTGCTATGTGTATTTATTTAGGTAGTTCCGTTGTTCTCGCCTTAAGAAACTCCGCTATGTCATTTTTTGCATCAACTAGGCTTTCTCCTGCCTTAGTCCATGTTTGGCCAACTCTTCTAACCACTACAACCTTCTGTTCTGCTTCAGGTGTTACTGTTAAGTCTAATGTACTTCCAGTTAATGTAAATTCTACTGGTAATGTAGTATCACCTTCTACACTATCCTGTGCAATAAACCTAGTTACAAAGTTTCCGTTAATATCTTTAGTATCTACCTGGTAACTACTAATTGTATTTTTACGAAGTCTGCGCCCTGCAACAAATACTTCAAATTCATTTATACCTTGTGTAGGTGTAAAATCTAATTCATATGAAGCCGTTGTACCGTCTGCTGTAAACAACTGTGTAAGTGTCTGATCTTTGTACGGAATATTTTCGCCTGGACTTTGGTCTCTTACTTCAGTACCACTTGTAAGAAGTGTACTTACACCAGTGCCTAATGTGCCTCTACGTAGTTGGCGTAAACTATTTCCTTGTTTCACGTAGTACTCAATTCTTTCACCGTTAATAAACACAACTCCTGGTATTTGTTTCTTCTTACCAGGTTCTGGTAAGTTGGAAGCATCAACTAGTTCGATTCTAGTATCCCACCAATTTAAGTCTTGTGCTAATTTATACTTATTCGCATTGTCTAACCGCTTGTAGTGAACACGGTTCAATATGTCTTTAAACTGTCTAAATCCAAATCTATGTGTTAATTGTTCTTCACCAAACTGTATGTACTCAACTTTATCGTTTGCACTAAGTTGTGAGATAATTTTAACATGCATAAGATCTTCAGTTACATAATAATCAACGTTTGGCGCTAGTTTAACTCCATTAACTATAACCCATACATATTCTGAGTCTTGTGATTTATGTCTAAGTTTTACAAGTCCGCTACTAAGATTAATATATTCTTGATAGTTAGTTGTTCCTGGTACTAACGGAACACGACTTATTAAATCATATTTAATACGTTCAATATCTTGAACGTCATGATTACTAAAGCCTGTAATTTTAATTGTATCGCCTAGTGCTGGTGCTGTATCAAAGTAAATTTTAGTTCTATCTGAAATAAACTTAGTACTACTATCGTCATCTTCTCCGATATATCCAAATGCATATTGACCATCAATACTAAAGAACACATCAATTATATCATTAAGCGATCCAATACCTGCTGATAATATAACACTGTTGTTTGCACTATCCCATCTGTATTGAATGTTTCTTCTTAATAATTCATTGTTTAAGTATACTTCAATATCTTCACCTCTAACACTGTTTGAGAAAACTTGCCATTCTTGGACTTGATATTCTCTAACATTAGAATCTGTAATTGTAAAATCTACATTATATCCAGCATCTTGTATTGCGCCGTTTATACTTACAATAGCGTTCTGTGCTGTTGGCAAACCGCCTATAATTGCAGGAGACATATCAAATATTGTCGAACTTCCGTCACCGATCAAAGTTTGTACATTAGTTGCACTAAAGTTAGTTCCTGTTGAGTAGAACAATCCGTAATCAACAACTTGTCCTGTTTGCGGGGCTGTATCAAATGTAATTACAAACCATCCATCTACACCTTCACTTAGTGTTGATGTAATTGCTTGGCCGTTTATATTAACAAAATGGCTTACTCCAGTTTGATACTGTATATTAGTTGTATATGTATTTGTACTACCGTCTGCTATAAACTTGTTAACATCTAAAATTGTCTGTCCGTTTACACCAAGTGTAACTATGCTTAGTACTTTGCCGGCTGCCGGAGCAGTTGTAAAAGTAATTGTATCATTAGCATAGTTAATTGTGTATGCTGTTGATACAACATTGTCAAGTGATACAAATACTGCTTCACTATTATGAGGATGTATTCCAAGATCGTATGTCTGTGTTGTTCCATCTGTTGTAAAGAACTGTGTTTGTACGTTACTTGTACCTGCATCCGGTCTATGGAATACCTTAATGTCAACAGTATCTGAAATTTTGCCTGGAATCAATTCTTCTGGACCAGTAGTTGTCATTGGCGTAATAAATCCATCGCCGTCAACAACAATTTCACTTGCTGAAATACCTTTAGCATTACTATATGCTAATACACCACCGTCTAACTGTGTATCGTAACTTGCAGGATCTGGAAGGAAACTACCATCACTAGTTGTTTTTCTTATAACAAAGATGTCGTCATCTCTACTAGTAATTCCGTAATCTTGAATATTAAATTCTACTAGTGCATCATCGCCTGTAATACTTGCTAGAACAGCATTTGGATTAGTAGGGCTACTTGGCCAGTTTGGATCATCAAGTCTTACATTATTTTTGTAAAGATTATACACAACTCCGTTTTCTAACGGAGTGTCCCATTGTAATACTGCTGTTGATCCGTCTAAGTAGAATATTAAATCGTTAAACGTTGCATCATATAAGTCGTATGCTTCGATACCGTAACCTTTTGTTTCAAAACCACCGTTGCCTGCAAAATCAAAACTCTTAACTTCAACTCCACCAAAGTCAACACCTGTCATTAACTGTGAAATATCTTTACCTACCATACCATCAACTGGATTATAATAAGATTGAATTCTATCTTGTGCTGTTAACAAGTCTGGTGCTAATTCATAATCAATTTTTACAACTTTAGTTAATAAAGGCGGTGTAGTAAATATTACTTGACCAATTTTTCTAGTGTAAGACTTGGTAGTGTCTGCAAAGTTGTTATATGTATATTCACTTTTTAGTAATTCAACACCATCAATGTAAATTTTTACCTTTGCACCATTTAAGTTCATTGGCCATTTTAGTTTATATACTGAAGTTTTTGAATCACCTGTAAATGTTTGTGTTCTAGCAACTTCTAAATAGTAAGGTTGTCCGCTAATTCTATCAAAACGTGATATAACATGAGTTCCACGAACTTTACCATTTCCTAATACTGCTTTAGCATCTGCTAGTGTGCCGCCGTCGGATGTAGTACCATTTAGTATTATTGCCGGTGCTGTTAAATATCCAGTGCCTGGCGCTGTAACTTCAATTTTTGAAACCTTGCCAGCATTAAGGAACGCTTTTGCTTTTGCACCCGAACCTCCGCCGCCTTCTATACTAACTGTCGGAGGTAGAATGTATCCAGTACCTGCATTACCAACGTTAATACTTGATATTTCATATCCGCTATTTTCTAACCAGTGCTTATCTGGGTAAGTGCTAGTACTATTTGGCATACTTGTAATTGTATTATCTTTAAGTTTAGCAGTAGAACTACTAATTTTCTTTTTAGCAAAATCATACTTTGGCGGTAAGTCAAAATCTGTTACTACACTATTAGTTGGATCTGTTTTTTCATAACTAGAGACATATTCTCTAATTTTTGTTTTGAATGGTTTAACTTCGTTAATATAATCTTGGAAGTTTTCAATGTTGTCGTTCTTAAATGTAACTTTTTGTGTTAAATCACCTACGTTATGTTGTGCTTTTATGAAAGATGTTTTAAATGCCCAGTCAATATTAGGCTGTTCACTAAATGCATAACGTATACTAGCAATAAACAATTCATTATAATGTACATCTAAGTTATCTACAAATATTTTATCTCTAATTGTTTCAAGTATAATTCTAGTTTCTTTAACTGGTTGGCTATCATAAAATGCTATGTCAAAAGTATCAGTATCGTACCCAGTTTTGTTAATAACTGTGTTATATAAGTTTTGACTAAACTGTATAGTTGCATTTTCTTTACCAACAACTTTATAATTTTGTGTGTAATCTTCTGTTTGTAAGTTTGCAATCTTTTCTAATAGCAACCAGCCACCAGAGCCAACACTTGATATCTTAACAGTATCGCCAATGTCATTCTCAATCGACGTTAATTGGTAACTAAAGTCTATTAATGAATTAATTTCTGTGAACTCATTATAACCTATATCATACCAGTCTTGGTAATCCCAATATAAATTAGTATCAAAACGCTGACTTATAGTTCTATTCCACTTTGTACCATTATAATTATATAACGCCCACTTATTTAATACTGTTGAATCTGTTGTAACAATAACTGTAAAGTTTCTTGCAGTAATTACTGTATTTTCATCGTATCCTGTACCTGGGTCAATAATATTAACTGTAGTAATTTGTCCTAGTTCATTAATTTCTGTTTCAAGAACAGCGTCTTTACCAATACCAGTAACAGTTACTTGCGGTCCAAGTCTTATACCGCCAACAGTTGATGTATATGTTGGGTCAATATATCCTCTACCTGAGTTTGTAATAGTAACTCCTGTAATTTTACCATCAACTATTGTTGGTGTTAAAGAAGCAGTGATGCGTTTTGCTACACCAACATATTGTAAATCTTCAAAAGTGTCAATTTTTAGATCATACCGTCTTGATGTCGATAATGGTAACGGATCGCTTTTAGTTAAATCACTAATATCAAACTCATCAACAATAATATTGTTTATTAATATAGAATTAACACGGTCAACTACTTCTTTAAGTGCTTCTGCTTTGTTAATAAACATCGATTGTCTTGGATTATTATTAATTCCATATTTTATTTTTGCACTAAGTTTTGGATCTGGTACTAATCTAAACTGTTTGTCATAACCAACTAAACTATCAATCCATTTTTGCTCAATGTCACGGTTTGGTTTACTTGATCCAACTCCTTGTGTGAGCATTTGATATTCATTATGGATATTTTGATCAACATTATCAAGTGTATGATAACGCAAATTAAATGCAACATCGTCGCCACTTAATAGTGATTCACAATTAAACAATACAAATCTGTCTTTAGCCATTAAGCCAACAAACTTATATCCTTGTCCAACTGGATCTTCAATTAATCTTTTAACATCGTATGCTGTAATACGTCTGCCTTCAACACGTGGTGTAACACGCTTATTTGCTACCCAGTAAAAATACTTAGGTTTACTAGTTTTTGAAATAGGATCCCATGTTAGTTTTTGTGAATATACAAAATCTCCGTATCTAGTTGTTCCACTAATTCCTTGTGCAACACCTTCTTCACTATCTGATAAAGCATCCCATTCACTTGGTAGTAAATCACTTTCTACCCATTCATAAACTTCTACACTAGTACCTGGGAATACTTCTCCCCAATAGTTTGTTTGGTATGTAATATTATTTTGTTGATAGTTATAAAATTTAACTGCACTAATATCCCACCATAATTGGCCTACATAATCTCTACCCCAAGAATTATTTTCATCAATTACAACTGTGTCGTCGCCAATACTGAATACTGCTGGGTCATAATATGTTTTATATGATAGTTCTTGTTCTGCTATGCCTGCTACTTTACCTTGTACTGGATCAATATAATCTAGATCTTCAACAAGTGTGTTTGTTTTTACATTATATAAGAAAGCACTTTTAATTTTATTAATATCTACTTGATCAATTGGTGATCTATGTACGTTCCAAGACTTGGCGCCGATTGTTTTTCTAAAGTCAACAATCATACCTTGATATGTTAACAAGTCTGTTACTTCAGGTATTGCTGTGTAAACGTGATTATTATTTACTAACAAGTTTTTACCAAAGTTCATTGCTAACGGTTCGTCTATAATAAATTCTTGTGCAAATAGCATCGAATTATTAATTCTTTCATACATGAAAATAATGCCGCTGTCCATTTCAACTGATTTAAAGTTTGTAAATTCGTCATCAAATACTGTTGTGTTAAGGTCAAACGTAGTTGGTTTTTCAATATCGCCGTTCAATGAAGTTACTGCTAACTGATTTCCATCAAAATTTAAGTAAGCACCAAAATGTTCTGCTTGTTCATTATTTGGACTTTGTATTTCTTGAGATAGTACAAACTGTCCATTCACTAATTTGTAAATGTATACTTTACCTTGATCTCGTTTGTAGTCATCGTTGTAAGGTTCGCCAATAGCAATTAACTCGCCGTCATTACTAATACTAATGCTATCACCAAAGCCCGTAAATGACCCTGTTGATAAATCTTCGTATGGAGGTTTAATAGTTTGTGATACTGTCATTTGACCTTCTGGTAAACGCCTGTAAACTACTATAATACGTTCGCCGGAACTATCGTTACCTTGAATTCGTGAACTTACTATTAATACATCACCATCTTTATTTTGATCAAACTGTCTTGCAAAGTCTCTCACACCAAATTCTGGATCAAACACTTCTTCACCAATAATTCTGTTTGTGCCTGCTGTTGGTATAAATCCAACATGTGCTGTACCGTCGGTTACTAATTCCCAATCAGGTGTAACAAACGCACTACCACTTGCAATATTTCTTAATGCTTTATAAAGTCTATCTTCATATTCTACAATCTCTCCTTGTTTATAGAATACTGTTGTATGGAACTCGCCTCTAAAGTTTGGATCAATATCTAATTGCCAATCATACGTTGTAGTTACTAGTTCTTTAGTAACCGATCCGTGTTTAACAAAATGTATACTACCCGCATTATTTAATTTTCCATCACCTTTTGAAGCAATACTAAGTCTATATAGATTTCCTTCTAGTGTAAAATCTACTTCATCACCTAAACGTGCATGTGATTTTCTTTCTGGTACTGTATAATGATTTTGAACTTTAAATTGTATCTTTTCGTTTAGGTCATAAACACTAAACATACCTTCTAGTTCTAATCCACTTGCTATTGTACCATTGTCACTTGACACTGGAATATTAGTTACTAATTGCCAATCATTATTATTTGAAGCCGGAATGTTTGCTTCACGAGGTATACCTGATAATGTTGTTTCATTAAAGAACCAATATTCAAAATTGTTTAATTCTGTTACTGTTGCATCAGGGAAGTTTGTAGTTTCCTGTAATACAACAATTTTACCTACTCGTGTACCTGATAATGATGCGCCATTAAGAGTTCCTATAGGACGTACTGATGCACCTCTTACTCGATTTATTTTTGCTGTTTCATTATAGCCATCACCTTTACTCCAAGTGCCCGATACATTAGTTACATAAATTCGCACTGTGTTAAACTGGCGTTTGTAGAATGTAATAGTTGCAGTTGCACCAGTAGCACCGTCTGAAACAGTGTCACCTATAATTGGTTCAAATGGTAACTGTGTTGCTTGGCTAAATTCATCAAACGTAAAGTCAAGATAGCCATCCCACAATTCATATACTGTATGTTCTTTATTAATTAGTGATGTGCTAAATGTCGAGTCTGTAAAATCTGTATTTCCACTAACACTATCAACAACCATTTTAAACTTATCGCCAATCGATAATGATAATGCTGTTGGTGCTCTAACTGTCCATAAGTCGGATAGTTGTAATGCAAATACTTCACCTGGATCACCTTCATAAGTAAGTGTTTGCATAAATTCTGCTTGATCCATTAAACTTAATGTTGAACCTGAATTTGTAGCATCTTGTATTGCTAACTGTCTAGCAGTTGTAATATTATGATACATATTTGGTGTTACTCTGCCACTAGCAGTTGTAAGTAAATCACGGAATACTAATCCATGTCCTGGATCAACAAATACATTTGAACTATCTGCACTTGTTGTATATGAAGGTGTATCAATCCACCAGTAGCCGCCTAAGTTGCCTGTACCTGCACGATAATCTTCGACGTAATCACCAATACGTGTTGTTCCTACAAATACAGAATCTGTAGTTGCAAATGTACCGTTTACATTTGCCAAATATACTGTACAAGTTGTTAAACTATTTGCTACATAAATTACTTCACCACTTGCAATGCTACTTGAAAGTGTATTGCCAATTTGTGGTAAGTTTACAAAATTTTCAATTACTAGTACATTATCAATTTTATAACGAATATTATGCGTTGCTGTTAAAAACGCTCCTGTAATTCCTGCAAATTGTCCATCAAATGGTTGTACATCTACTGTACTTCCTTGAAGGTTAAGTTTACTAAAGTTATTCCATTCTAATACTATATCATCATTGTTAGCACTGCCTTCGTATGCATTTAATGGTGCTCTAATAAGCATGTGACTAACTGAAGTGTCATTAATTTTATAATTGCCTGTTTGCAATAAATTAACAAGTGAACTGTCACTATCAGGTACTAACTCTAAATACGAATCAAAACTACTAAATTGAATTGCTCCGGTTGCTGGATCAATGTTTTGAATTGCTTTGTATAGATTTGGTCCATACTTAACAATTTGTGATTTTGTATACTTAACGCCTTGTTTAAAGTCGCCTCTGTAAAAACTAAAAATGTTTGATGCTTGCGGCGATCCAATTACAAGATAATTTCCATTTGGACTAAGGGCAACACTTTCACCAAAATTCATTGATGTTGTAGGAGTACTACCGTCGTATGCATCTGCAACATCTGTCGGTGCATCAATAATTTGATCTAATACATAGTTTGTACTATCACTTGGACGCACATAAACATGTACAACTCCGTTTCCTTTGTAGGGAATACCAACTGCCATTTTAGTATTGTTTTCATTAACACTAATCGAATGTCCAAAGCCATGCATTGTACTATCTAAATCTAATGAACTTAAAATTTGCTGATTTTCACTATACGTTGGAGTATTTTTGAGTACAGTCCATTTACCATAATCATCGTCATCAATCCAAACTAATTCATCTTTACTTAAATTTGCACTTACATTTTTATTAGCATCATTTATAGTTGCTGTACGTTGACTTGTAAAGATAGTAATAGTGGCTTTAGGAAGTTCAACAGTGTCGTCAATTTCTGTCCAATCAAAATTTGTTGTTGTAAATGTTACTTTATTGCCTTGTACTTTAATTGCTTTGTAGAATCCATCTAACGTAGTCAATGTTTCTGTGTTTGCGTTTGTAATGCCAAATATATCGCCTACAAGAATTTCACGTGCTGTATAGTTTAATGTAAGTTCAACATCTTGGCCTGTTGGTTCTGCATTTTCAAGACGCAAATCTGTTTCAGTATGCTGAATAACGTCCCAAGTTTGATTACTTGTTGCAACCCAAATATAATCATTTTTATTAATATCACTAATTGCAAAGTTAACTATGCTATCTTTTGTAAGCACTGCGCGACTAACATCTTCACCAGTTACATATCCTACAGTTTTAACATACTCTTCGTTAGTATATTTTGTTGGAATTTTATTTACATCGTAATTATCTGGTTTTAAAAATACGTCATAATTAGGTATTCTATAAATTAAATCTGTTGTTGCTGGCGGTAATGTTTCAACTAAAGAAATTGGTTGCGGACTTAGTTGAAACTTTGATTCATCTATTTGCCATTCAATTTCGTCAAAGTTTGACGTTGCACCATACTGGCTATTTTTAACAGCCCATTCTTCATAAAAGTCTACAGACTCTTTATCGGCGCTTGCTAACGCATCAAACAATTTATCAATACTATTTCTAGTACCTTTATCTTGTATAAACCCTTGATAGAATTTATACTGACTAACATCATCGTTAATAATATTTTCTAAATACTGTCGCTTCTGATAACCAATTAAATGTTGCGCCATACGCTGTTGTTCATTATCAAAGTTATCTGAATCAAGATCATAAAAATCTGTAAACTGATTAATTCTATAATCAAAGTTTGTGTATAATTTAGTTTCTGGACGCTTATCTATTCTGTTCCATTCGTTTGCAACAAATTTTTCAGTACCAGCAATTTTATTCTTTGCGGCATAATAGTATTCTTTATAACGGACTGTGTCGCCGATTGCGTAATCGTTATATTGTTTCCATTCTGTAACTTCTGCTTGGTCAAATATAAAGCCTGGAATGTTTAATGTTCCATCCCAGTTTGCAGTTCTATAACCTACTACCTTAATACGATCTTGTCTATAACCTGATGCAGGTGAATAAATCACATCTTTAAAATCCGAAGTATTATCAAGTATAGCAACATGTTCAACTTGTACTAACGGAAGTTGTACATAGTAAATTCCGTCTGTTGTGTTTGATAAATTAATTGCAAAAGTATTACCCTCTCGAGTTAATCTTGTATATTCTCCTTGTAGCGGTTTACCAGTACTTTCCATTAAAGAATAATCATAAAAATTATCATATAAGTCATCTACTACAGTATATGGTCTAGTAAATTTAAGTTGGTTAGCACTTGGACTTAGTGCAATAACTGTACCAGCGGACCAGTTTTGTGTAGTCCAGTATAAAAATTCTTTTGTACTGAAACGCCAATCTTCAACAACTTGAGTGTCACTATTATAAAAATCAAAGTTAAATCCTGTTTGTTCAAGTTGAGCCGCATATCCTAAGATAAAATCAACTGTGTCCTGTATAGTAACAAATACTGTTCCGTATGGAACTTCAGTGATTGATGTTTCAAAGTTTTTACGGAATACTGCTGTGCTACCGCCTCTAGTTGGTAACTCAGGTATTTTTGTAAACTTATCTGGGTCAAATGCAGTAGTAGAAGTATGTGCTTCTATTACTCTATAAAAACTTGAGTTATATCTTACATACTTGTCTACAGTATATTGTTTATCTTCGTCCCATTCAATAAATGCTTCACTTATACCTCCAACATTTACTGCCGGGTCGTTTGCACGATCTAATGCTTTGTTTATTTTAAAGACTGGATTTTCTCTGTCATAGCCTCTTATAACATATCCATAACTTTGTTTTTCTATAATTACACCACTATAAGAAACTACTTCAACAGGTGAACTTGTGTTTAAAGTTATTTGATAATTTTCTTTAGGTAAAAATACATTACCCTTGTTATACGGAGTTCTACTGTCTAAGATGAATTTCATTTTATCTTTATCAGTAAATGCACCAAGTTTCATACCTAATTGATATTTTAGACTTGTTAATTGTTCTTTGTAATCAGGAGTAGTTATTGCTGTATTAGTTAAAGTATAGTTAACAATATAATCTACTAACCCTGATGTATACACTCTTTTAGAATCTCCAAATACATTAGTAAACACTAAATCCTTTAAAGATATTGAACGATTACTTTCAGTATATACAAATTGTTCTGCTAAGTTTTTACTAATACGAGAAGTATCCCATGCTAGTGACATAAACTTGGCTGGTTGGTTTAGTAACCAAGATTTAATTAAACTAAATGCATAATCACTAGTTGATCGCCACGCAGTCTCTGCAGGTGAATGATCTCCAAATTTAAATCCTAATTTAGTATATTCCGAAATATATTCTCTAGCATACTTACTTTGTAACGGACTTAATAAGTCACCATTTTCGTCAACAGGTATATGTTTTGTTAACCCTGGTCTTTTATATTTTTTATTATAACGTACTGTTTTGCCTGGCTCAGCAATTTTACCTTCTTCAAGATCTTCCCAAAGTATTAAGTTATTACTTGTATATGGTGCTGTACCGTAAACAGTATCAAACCAAGTTGGTTTAACTGTAAAGCCTAGCATCTCCCAAGGATGTGTATGTGGACGATCTGTGTCGTAAGCCGTTTTGTAAACGCCACGCCAAAATCCTTTTAACTGTTGACCCTGTGGACCAGACATATAAGAATAATTATATGTGAAAGCATCAGTTAACTCGTAGAAACTATTAGTTGTATAATCAATACCGCCTAAACTTTCACTCCATTTAATAAAATCACTTAATAATACATTATCGATATTGTCGATATTAATTTTTGTATCTCTGTACGAACTTGGAATAAAATCATGTATATCAAGTTTAGTAATATCATACTTAGATTTAATGTTATTATAGATTCTTCTTTCTAAATCAAGTAGTAATGCATCTCTATAATCATTATATGCAACAGTTTTACTTCCGTCATGTCCGATAATAACATTTGTTGGAGTTCTATACGAATCATCAAGAATTATTTCTGGAACGTATGCAGGATATAAACCTAATTTTGTTGGTGTACTAGGAATAAAACAACCGTCAGTACTTTCATATTCAAAAATTTCAATTAAATCATTGTCTGCTTTTGTTGCTGTAATTACAGCAAAGCCATCAGTATTAAAAGTATAATCTCTACCATGTGCTAACTGTACACCATTTTGATAAATTGTTACTGCTTTATTACTAAGTGTTGTTTTATCAAATGCTTTTGTTAAACTAAAGAAATTATTTTCCGGATCATAAACTGTAAATTCTAAACGCTTATTTCCTGAGTACGGAACCATGTCACTAAAATAAAACGGATCGCTTGAAGTTTTGTTTTTTAATACTTCAACAAGAACATTATCAACATGTGTTTTAATAGGTCCGTCGAACCCTAAGTTCTCAGCAACTTGTAAAAATGATCTTTTGAAAGTTCTAAATTCATTTTTTGCAAAATCAAGTGCTTTTACTACGTTTGCTTCTTTTGTAGTAATGTGGTATAATGCATTATTAATTGGTCCTGCGTGTTGGACAAACTTTTTACCAACTGTGCTAATATCACCTAAATTACCTAAGTTTGTATTTCCTGGAAATATTCCTGTAAAGCCTGGTAAGTCTTCAATCATACTAAACACATGATCATTTACTTCGCCTAAGGTAAATGTAGTTAAATTAATATTGTTTGGATTATGTTCTAAGTTAGTTGGAAAGTCATAATAACCATTTGAATTTTTCTTAGTTGCAGACTTTGTTCTTAAAATAACAGAGTCGCCTGCATCCAATGGGTTATTAAATACTACAAATGCTAGTCCGTCTTGACGTGATAATGTATAATCAAAGTTGTGTGCATTGTTTACTAATACGCTAACTTCTAAATCATTTAAATCACCTGCTTTGTCATAAACATCAATTTCTAATTGACTAATTTCACCATCAACATCATACTGACGTATTACTCGTTGTGTACTTAATGACTTGGCTTTAGTCCAACCATTTTTATATTTGAAAGCATTCAATGATGTATATTTTTTTACAAATCCTTGATCGCATTTTTCTGTTAAAATGTTTTGAACTCTTTGGTGTGTAAATGTTTCAGTTAATAAATCAAAATTAAATGTAATATCACCTACGTTAGTAAGCGCTCGATATGTAATTGGAAATCCTAGTTCTGTATCAGCAGTACCAGTACCTTCTTTATAACTAAAAACTTTGTTGCCAGTAAATGTACTTGTTTCATATGTTGTTGCGTTTGAATAACTAACACCATTTTTATCAAACATATCAAACATTGGTGACTGATTAACTTTAGATTTAACTTGTCCAGCAAGCCATGCTGTGCCATTATAATAATAATGCTGGCCTGCGTTTACTGTACCTTTACGTATTAATACAACTTCATTTTCTAACGGAGTTGCATCAGTATCTTCTATTAAACTAATTTGTGGTGTTGTACTGTTATGTTTAAGAAATTTAACTTTATAAATCTTGCCGTTTGCTCTAATATCTTTTTCAGCAGTAAACAAAATACGCATACCATCTGTAACATCAACGCTGTCAATATTATAACCAGTTGAGCCTTCGATTACCGAAAAGATATCTTTAGTGACTGTATCAACTAAGTCAATATCGTTTTTCTTTTCTGTTCCAAAATTGTATAATTTTAAACCACTGTCGAATTCAATAATAGGACGCTTTGCTCGTTGTGCTTGGTCAATTGAAACTACTTGTCCATTTATCTCTGCACTTTTTTCAATAACTGCTCTATGATACCAGTTATTGTTTCTTGACCATGCATTTTTATCAGGTGAATTTCTATTAATAACAATGTAGTCTTTAGTAGCACTATATGATGCCGCATTACCAAAAGGTAAACTATCAAATTCTTCTTGATCATATTGCACAGGAATATCAACTGCATACGACAACGGTATAACAAGATCGTCAGTATTAACTAACGAAATACTATCTCCTACGCCTTCAATTATCCAATTGCCTACAGCATACTTTGCTGGAGTAACATCACCTATGAAGTTTAACTTCATTCCGTTTAATAACTCTACACCTTTAGAAGATGTGTACGATGCTTTGCCAAGTATTTCTTGTTCTACATCAATTGCTGTTGCTTCGTCAACTTCAGCAATTCTAATAATTCCGCCGGAGTTAATGTTATTACTATTTTGATAATACAATCTAGTTGGTGCATTAAGTGGAACAGTAAATGTAACAGTACCTTCTTCAATATTTTGATTAGTAATACCTAGTTCATAAACAGTGTCAGCATCTAAACTACGCTCTGTACGTATTGTAAATGGCATATCTGTTGCTGATACAACAAAGGTATACGTTTGTCCTTTGAATAATTCAATCGTAGGATTTTGTGTTAAGTTTCCGTTAACAACATAAGAAAGATTATTACCATTGTCAATACTAGTGATGTTAAATGCACTTGTTACTTCTGTACTTTGGCCTGCAATACTAATTGCTGTTGGTCCATTTGGTAACCAATAGTACTCTCGGAAGTTTGTTAACTTATCCCAATCAATATTTGGGTTCCATGCTGAATATTCTGCACCATTTAGTAAGTCATGATTATCAACATTGCCGCCGAACGCTTTAATTTGGTTAATATAATCGTTATAGTCTTTATAAAATGTTACGTTGTCATATGTATCTTTTGCAAGTACTACTGGCTCTAATTGATATGCTTCTCTATTAACTGAAACATCGCCAATATAGTTGTCGCTACCTCTATAAGACTTTGCTGTACGTCTGCCATAAAAGCCGTTTAACTTTTGTGCTGTACCTGGTTGTAATATTTGATCAAGAGTTGCATCTAAAAACTTTTTATTCTTAGATGATCTAAAATACTTAGGTAATAGCGAGTTTGATGAGTAGCCGTTGGAACCGCCTGTTGGTAGTGGGTTCTCGTTTTGATTATCGTCGTATGACATTAGTAACTATATCCTCCGCTATTAGAACTACTAATAGATCCAGCCAATGGAGTTGAACTTGTAACTCCTGTATTAACTGTTTCTTGACTTGTTGTAATAACATTTCCTGTTGCTTTTAATCTGCTTGCTGTAATAGCATCAATAATTTCTATATTTTCAACTGTTGCTGAACTTATAAAAATCTCATTTGACTCAGATTTAATTTCGTATAAACTACCAAATGACTGACTTTGTTCATTTGGAACTATTACTATACTTACTATATCTGGAGTCATTTGATTCATAATATAGGTTGATAGTTCTGAGAAGTAAAATGACTCTCCGAACTCCCAGTTGTCTAAATTAAAATAAACATTAATTGCTTCAATTACACGTGACTTAATATCGTTGTTGTTTACAACTTCATCTTTATTTGTAACTACTTTAAATGTTGCTTGTAAACTAGTCTCTGCTGATGTACCAAATAATGGTTTATAACTAACTGGATGATAAATTATTTCGTCACTAATAGATTTAATTTTATCTAAGTCAGTACCATATGTGCGGTACATTTCGTCACTGCTCGGCGGCAACGGTGCAACTATACGATCGCCGTTTAAAAATTGTCTGTATGCAATATCGTATGTGCGTGTTAACATATAGCAATCCATAATGTTGCTTACTGCTGGATCAATACGTTGATCATAATCAGCACTATGTAAATATCTAAATTTAAGATTAGAGCGTCCTAAAAATCCTCTATAGTCTTTTATAATTTGTAAATTTTTCTTTGTACTATCTAGTTTATGGAATAGTTGAGTATCAATTGTAAAAAATACTTGTCCTACTGAGTAAGATGAATAAGCACCAATTGCACTTGCACTTGCTTTGATTTGAATTCCTTCAACTGTGTTATCTACAAATCTATAATCTTCAATACCATCTGATGTTGTATATTTCTTTTGGAAAATATATTTTGTAGTAACATTAGTTGTTTCATCAACAATATCAATAAATCCTTCTGGATTATCAATAACACCATCATCATCTGCATCAAAGAAACTTACTTCAATACGCTTACTATCTACATACCCGTCTGCATCTCTATATTCTTTTACAATTTCCCAATTATAATTTGATGTAAATGGTGTTGAAACATCAGGCTTATTATTAATATTTAAAACTTCAATCTTATCTTTAATAATTTTACCTGTTTTATTATCATAAATTTTATCTGAACTATCGTAATAGAATTTAATTTCTGCATCACTTTCAAATATGTATCGCAATGTACGATATGTAATATCGTACCGTTCGCCGTCAGTTTTAAAATATAATATCCAACTTGCATCTAAATTTTGGTTACTTGAGTCGCCTGCTTTACCTGTACTAAATGCTGAAATACTATCAATATTTTGTTCAGTGATAATTCTCCACTGTCGTGTTTCAACGTCATATCGTAGTCCAAATGTATTTGTTGCAAATGCTTGATCAACAATTTGTGTTTTGACTGAATCTGTAATTATGTTAGCAAGTTTTGGTTTTACTTCTTGTAGTATTGCATCTCCTGGAATTAAATCATTCAGTACAACTGGTCCTAGTCCAGTTGAACCAACTGTTGTTCCGTTTCCTGATACACTAATAACCTTTGTCCAAAGATACTCAACTGCTCCTGGATGATCTGCAGGACCTGACATTAACACATTTTTATTACTTGTCATAAAGTGCATGCCGGTTGGTGCAGTAAATTTAAGTAATGTACCCGATTCAATAAATCTTAAATTATTTGCTGTAAATGTTCCTACTTTAAAAGTAACATCATTTTCATCTGTAAAATACCCTGTACTTCTATTTGTATCTTGAGTTGAACTATTCCATGCTACGCCTAAATCTCCAGTTAAGATTTTTGTAAAATTTTGTAGATAGTAATTATATACTTTTCTATCTTTTATAATAGGTTCAATTGTATTAGTAATTGCTTGTTCAATATCAGTAGTAGTTACAAAATTAAAAGTAGTTTTTAAATTATTTGTTTCTTTGTAAATTACACCATCGTTACCAAATAAATTAGTGCTGGAGTATTTTCCTGTAGAATCAATTAAATCAAAATATCTACTAATTCCGCTTGCATTTCTATTAACAGTTTTTACTTTTACAATCTCTTGACTTACTGCTAACGGTGCAACATTATAATCTTCTGCTGTAACCATTCTGTTTTGTGTGTAGTATGTTGCCGGAGCGTTTGCTTTAATACTTTCGTCACTTTCACTAGTTGTACTATTTGAAATTGTGTATTTTAATTGTAGTGTTAAAGTAAGTTGTTCTGGTACGCCGACTGCACTCAAATAAGGTATTTGAATTTGTACATTTGACATTTCACTTGGTTTAATAGTATAACGACTATTAGCACTTGTACGATATACTACTTTAAATCTACCTTGTGGTAAATTACCAAATACACCATCACTAAACACTAAACTAATTCTATCTTGTACTCTAGTTAATACTGAATATAAATTTCTAACGTCTTTAGTTAAACTATTATAGATAACATTATTACCTTCTACAGCATCAACTTTAGTCCAATATTCTGTTTCGCGGCCTTGTCCATCTAATTTATACAACCAAACATCTTTGTTATTGATATCAGTTGCGTCAATGTCAACCTTTTGATTACTACTAGGGTTATTAATACTAAATTGTCCCGAGTCTAAAGAACCCTGTTTAAAAGAAGCAAAGAATCCAGTATTTGTACTTGCTGGTCCTTGTCCATCATTTCTATAAAGCATTGCAAAACTGTTTGCTTGGAGTGGAATTTCTTCTTCTAATGCTCCGTTAACAATATCACTACTTACTACTTCAAATGGTAAACTTGAACCTTGGATAGTTTTAGTAAAAGAATACTTAGGTATATCTGTGTTAATACCATTGAATCTATATTGTTCATGCGGTATACTATTAATTGTTGCTGTTTTTGCTGGCTTGCCAAAAGTGCCATTTTGTGGCAAAGCGGCATTCATTACTTTAACAAACTGCTCGTACCATTGTGTATTACTCGGATCATTCCATTGTATTTGCTGACCTGCTAGATTAAAGTTATTTGAATCTACTACATCTTCAGTAGTAGAGACAGAACTAATTTTTAATAAACCTTCTGCGGCTTGGTTACGTTTAGGATTGTATGAAAGCAACCGTGCTAAACGGAGAACTGATTCTCTACGCTCTGCTAGTTCTAGGAAGTTTTCTCTAGCATTTAGATCAATACGGAATGCAATATTTTGACCTAGGAATGCAATAAGATCAATTAATGCGAGGTATTCAGAACTTTCAATGTAATCGTTAAAATCTTCAGGGTAATTAGTCCTTAGATAACTAATCATTGTGCGTCTTAAATTATCAAAGTCATAACTTTGAAAGTCGGCGTTTCTATAACTTTGATAGATACGCTTCCAATCCTCTGCTACTAGCAGTCTATTTTGTCGGTCAGTAGATGACATATTTCATTCCTCGTTTGTTACATGTATTTATTAAGAATAGATAAGTGCGTATTTTATTTATAAGTTAAATTAAGCCAATATTTAATACACAACTTTAAACATGTATTAAATATTAATATGACAACACTGCACACATTTGGCTGTTCTATTACCCAGGGATATGCTTTACCAGATGTAGTACAACCTCTTTTAGATGAAAATGGTAATAAACTTACTGAAGAGCAAGTGCTAGAATTAGGCGATTCATTTGATTGGAATGAAATTCATTTGTATCAACCTAGTGATTATGCATGGCCGAAGGTTCTTGCAGATAAATTAAATTTACCTGTGATAAATCATGCTCGCAGAGGGGCATGTTTTAATCAAATATCAAGACAATGTGCTGTAGCCGCACAAGACATTTATCCTGATGATATTGTAATTGTTATGTGGACATACCTAAGTAGACTATCATTACAATGGCCTGCAAGAACTTCTGTTCCTTTTTGTAATATCGCTGATCCTAATTCGGGATTTCAAACAGTAATTACAGGGTTCAACAAGTTGCTAGGTTTAGACAGGCATAAAGAAAGTAATAAAACTACAGATGAAAAAATACAAGATTACATAGAAAAATCTACAAAAAATACTTACTTAAATCCAATGGGTGTTTACGATAGATATTACAACAATCTAGTATTACAACAAATGACACACGGATTTCTTGCGGCAAGTGGTGCTAAAATTTGTCATTTGAGTGTAGAGACACAACCTGTCTTAGACCAATTAGAAGAAGCAAGAAAAGAATTAGATGTTACTTTGCAAGATCCTTACAAAATACCTCACCCAGATGATTGGTATTCTTTAGATGTAGATTACGATAGTGCTTTTGTAATTTTAGATCCAAGTATTCCGACTGCAGAAAATGATATGCACCCTAGTGTAGAACATCATAGCAATTTTGCTAACCACATTTATAAACGTTATTTTTAGGCTGTAAGACCTGCATTTTCATCAAAGTCTAGTCTTAGTTTTTCTGATATATTATACGGCACATAGGTTAAGTCTAGTTCAATTTGTATACCACTTTCATAAGTACTAACAATAATTTCATTTGCTTGTATACGTGGATCGTAATTTACAATAGAAGTAACATTGTCTGCAATAGATTGTTTTAATTCATCTGTAAATGGTTCAAATATTGCATCCCAAATGATTGTCCCAAACTCAGGATTCATTAATTTTTCGCCCTGTCTAATATGGAAATGATTAAGTAAGTCTTGCTTGATTAATGCTAAGTCGTATAACGTAGATGAGTTGTTATCAGGGTTAACTGAAGACAATCCTCTATATGCCTTGCTTGTAATAACAGGCTTTTGTTTTGTACTGGATGGCTTAACTGCAATCCTATCATATAGATTTTTTTCTAAAGTACTCATGTTAATATTTATGCTCCTACGTTTACAAAGGATGCGCCACTAGTTATTGTCCCAGCATCACATCCATCACCTACTCTACCTACAAACTGTCCTGCTATCTTGACCACAGAACTTGATCCTGAAATAGGAGCAGTATGTGGTACACAATTATCACCTGACGGTATGCTATGTGACACTGTTAAATCGCCAAGTCTGCAAACAAGTTGTCCTTGTATTTTAACAAAACTCTGACTAGGAGTATCCAATGTTGTACTACCATCACATCCGTGTCCTGTTGCTACTGAATCACCTTTTCTTGCTATTAATGGCATTATACTGTTGAATCCGATCCTGGTGTTGCTGGAGCAGTACCGTCAAGTGGTACATTGTACTCGTCAGGTATGCTCCAATTTCTTTTTATGCTTTTTACGTACTGACTTTTACTGTTAAATTGATAATTAGAAACTTTAGCATTATTTCCTTGGTTTCCACCTAATACTTTAATAACACCGTTTGAAGTAATTTCTTGTACAAAACCAATATGTCCTCCGCTACGTGTTTTTGATTTAAAAACAATAACGTCCCATTTACGGATAGCCGAAGTATCTTTCCAGTCAACTTCACTGCCCCAACTATACCAACCCTGACTACTCATGGTTTGTAATGCAGGAATTCCAGCAGTAAATAGTGCCCAACTTACAAATGCCGCACACCAAGCATGAGACATTGCACCGCCATCTTTTGTATATGCGTTTCCGCATACTTTGTAAGTTTCTAATATTCTTGGATTACCAGGATTTCCACGTTCTCTCCAATCTTGAGTAAGAACATTGGTTAACACTGCATCTAACTTTTCCCAACCCGGGCCTTCAGGTAATGGTCCTGGAGTAATATTTGGATCCATTGCAGGTAGGTTTGAACTATTTACATATCCTCCATTGCCTGATTGTTGTCCTGGTCCTGATCTAGGATAGTCACCTTCTAAATCAAATTGTCCATTTGGAAATCTGCCTGCTTCAAGTGCTTCATTCCAATCTGAATTATCAGCAACTTCTGCAGGATTAACAATTGGTGTTCCTGGAATAACTACTTGCCCCATTATACTACTCCATTTCTTGGATCATTTTGATCAACGCCTGCTACGACATTTCTTTTGTTTGGATCTCTAATCCAGTCTGGATCATATTTTCCGTTTGGTAGTAATTTTGCTTGTAAGTAACCTGTATCTTTAGGACGTCCTAATTCGTATCCTCTTTCAGTTCCTGCAATAGCAAATCTAAAGTTACCAAGTGTTCCTCTACCAAAATCTTTGTAACGCTCTTTTAAATATGCCGCTGTAACTGCAACTGACTTAGCAACATCTGTAATTAAAATAGTAGGATCATCTACAATGTCAACACCAAATGGGTTATAGTCTGTGACTGGCGCACTTGTCAATCCTGCAAGTTTTCCGTAACGCTGATAATTTGCTTTACCTGTTAACTGAATTAATCCACGACCAATAAACTTACCGCCATCACCTGCTGTTGTATTACCCATACCTGGTCCAATTTTACTTGTGTAACCATATACTAATTCAAAGAATGTTGCTTTATCTTTTTTGATTTCTGTAAGTTCTGCATCACTAACTGTTCTAGCATTACTAAAAATTGAACGTATGCGCTCATTACTAGTTCCACCATAAGAGTTTTCAACTGATAGTTTAAGTCCTGATTCAGTTTCTGCTGTTGCAATAGCCGCATATACTTGCTCTTCTGTAAATCCTTCAGCAAATAATGCACTTGCAAATAATCTTGAAAGTTGTTGTTTTTCAATTTTTACTGGTTCAGGATCTGCTGGAATATTTGCTCCTGCAATAGGATCAAATCGTTGATTACCTTCCGGTGCACCTGAATTGTTATATGCATTAGGTTGATTTCCTGAACCCGCAACTGTGCCGCCTGGAGTTCTATTAAACGTGTCTGGAGTACTCGGTGGATATGTTTCTGGTGGATCAACTCCTGCTCTAGTTAAGTCTGGTGTATACTTTAATGGATCATAATGTTCATGTTCAAACCAAGGTTCGTGTTGTGGAACTCTAGAACTTTTAAGTGCAATTTCTGGCGGTGTTGGATCAACAAGAAGTGGTGCTGGAGGTATAACTGCTTCTGTTGGTGCTGTTGGTGCATTTGGCGCACTTCCTTGTATGTCAATGCTATTGCCTTCACTATAAATCTTTAATGCGCCGCCAGCAGTTAGGCCTCCTTCGGCGTCTGTTCTTATACGTAAGTTACCAACTGCTTTTAAATCTAATACATTTCCAGATTGCATTGTAGTTTTTAATGTACTTGTTTGATGTATTTCTGCACCAGCACTTATATAACTGCTACCTAATGCTTTCATATGATAGTCACCGTCAGTAGTAATTTTTACTTCATTATGTCCTTCAATGCCAAGACCTCCTGTACTACCTAATGATAGTTGTGCGCCTGCAGATATGTTTTGCTGTTCTACAGCAATTAACATACCATTGCCGTTTGCATACATAACTAAATCTTCGCCTGAATTAACATTAACATCTTTACCAGCATTTAAACTAAATTGTGTACCAGCAATAACACTAGTACTATCATGTGAACTTGTTCTAATTTTATTAGCAACCATATTCACATCTTGTCCGGCAGTTAAGTTAATATCTCGGTCCGCTGTAAAATTTAAGTCTTGCTGAGAATGTACACTAATACTGTCTGCACCGTAAATGTCAACTTTACCATTGCTAGTCATTTCGATCCAGGCTGTTCCTCTAGCATTAGCAATATAGATTAAATCCTCTGTGTTATGCATAAGGATTTGATGGCCTGTTCTAGTACGCCATCTGCATAATTCGTTATGTGGTCTAGTAACATCACCGCCTGGTTCTTGTGCTTCAATATTTGCATATTCCATTGCAGTATCTTTAGGATGGCCTTTTCTTAAAAATTTATCATCGCCGTCATCCATTACAAAACTAGAGCCGCCTAATCTACTTTTAGGCCAAGGTATCTTGTTGCCTTTAAACCCAAGATCTTGTTTAGGCGCACCCGGACGCTTATCTAATGGCCCTGGCGTACTCCAGCCAAATACTGCACTAGGTAATTCACGCCTTGCACTTGAACTAGTAAGTCCTCGTGTTTCGTCATTATCTAATCCTGCCATAACATAATTTTTAAGTAAATCTACATGTGCTGATTTTCTGTGTGTTGTTGGTTCTTTGTTTGGTTCAGTTGTAGTAAGTTTATTATATTCTGC